TACTCTTTGTCCTTCAAATTCTTTTACTAAAATTTCTTTTTCTTTAATTTTTACTATATTATTTATAGTAATTCATCTCCTTTCTATAATAAAATATAATTTCTCCATTCCAACATATTATATCAAAAAAATTCCACCTTGTCAAGTGGAATTTTTAAAAATTTTCATTTTTTAAATAATGTGTAAATATTTCTGTTATTTCGTCTTTACTTCTATCACATATAGCTTCTTTTTCTCCTAGTAACTCATTTGGTATATTATTCACATCTATATATTTAATTTTACACTCTCTACCATACTTCTTGAGTTTTTTTATATTAGGTATTAAACTCTCATCATAATTTAAAGACTTATCTAAAGCAAATATGACTGTATCTACTTGTAATAACTTTAGTAACTCTATATGATTCCTAGATAAAGCATTACTACCTAAAGCTAAAGTAGGAATTTTACTACCCATTTGCCACATTTTCATAACAGATTTTTCACTTTCAACTATCATAACTGTTTTTGTTTTCATTATTAAGTCATAATACACATCATAGCCAAAGAACACTAAAGATTTACTATATCTAAGAATAGGCATGTATTTATTCTCTCCCTCTTGTAAATATTTAGCATTTCTTCTTCCAGTTAAACCTATTAATTCATTATTATAATAAACAGGTATTAATACTCTTCTAGTGAATTTATCATATCTAACTCCAAAGAAAAGTTGAGTTTCTACACTAATATTATCTTTTAAAAATAATTCAGAAATAGCTATAGGGTAATCTTTTAATATTTCTTTATCGTATATTTCAGGTGTTTGGAATATATAAGTATCATTCCAAGATTCTACTTCTCCACTTTCATTTATAAGTTGTTTATGCGTGGCTAGACTTAAATATAATTGAGAAATATATTTAGTTTTATCTACATCATTTAGTTTACTCAATAAATCTAAAATATTACCTTTATCATTATTTCTAAAATTATAATATCTTAAACTATCATCTAAAGATAATACATAAGCATTTGAATTATGGTCAATATCAAATCTTGCAGTCATACCATCAGAGCTTGTTATTATTTTACCTACAAAATTATGTAAAAGATTATAAAGTATTTCTCTATTCAAATTAAGATTATGTAAAACTATGTCCTCTAATATCATAAATTAACCTACTTTTATTAAGATTTTTTTCTAACAGTATCTTTTGGCATATTTTGTATTACTCCTACTTCCTCATAATATAATGTATCTAAGTCTATATAATAAAGCAATACATAATCATCTCGCCCATTTCTGTTTTTATCGCAGAAAAAAGCATAATAAGGTAAATTTGTATTCAAAGATACTTCTTCCTCTTGATGAGTTTCCTCATTATATTTCATAACAACTAAATTTGTTAGTTCCTCTTTGTCTAATTTTCTAAATAACATAAGATTTTCTAATATTTCTTTTATAGCTTTTGCTCTAGCCAAACATTTATAAGTTAAATACTTAGTACCATAAGATTCCCCTGCTAATTGTAAAGTAATAGTAAAAGTTATATTAAATCTTTTTGTTAAGTTATCTGCTACTTTTGATAACTCTATAATATCTTTATACTCTTCCTCATCTGCTTTAAATGTATCATAGACAAAATGTCTATAGCCTTGTCTTACTTTCTTTTTTATTTCTCTACGAAGTGTACTAGGTTGCATAGTTTCAAAATATATATGTGTGATTCTATCTTTATATCTTTCTTTCCAATGTAGCATAGCATTTATGAAATAATCCATATCTTCATTTGATAAACTGTTCTCTCCATACTCTGCTCTACTTATCGTTTTAGCATTTTCATTTAAGAATACTAGAACATTAGTTATATATGCAAAAGTTATCATTTGTATAAAGGTTTCAAATACTTGTTCATTACAAAATAAGCAAATTTTATCTTTTGAGTTCTCAAGCAAAGACATTATATAAACAGATACTAAAAATGAAGACTTACCAACACCAGAAAAACTGGCTATTCCATTGACACCTCTTACGATTCCTTTATTCCATTTATTTAAGTAACTATATCTTAAATCAAAAGGAACACAATCAACTCTTTTACCATTTCTTATCTTCATAGTAAAATCTTTATTTATAACTTGAGTTAAATTTGTTTCTACAAAATTACTATCGGCAGTACCTACTGAGCAAATTTCACTTATCATACCTTCCATTGTAGTAGTTAAATCATCACTGCTAGTAAAATTAGTTAATTTACCTATAAATTCCTCTAAACCACCGTTATTCATTATTTTATCATATAATCTTAGAGGAACACTTATTACTGTATATTGCTCTAATACTCCTTCAAAATCTATAATATCGTTATTAGTAATTTCTTTAACTAGATAAAAGATATCCATACATTCTTTTTTTCTATTCTCTTGTATTGATAATGTATTTAAAAATGTAGATAGAGCAAACTCATCTATATTTGTATATTTTTGTTTAGTATATAGTATTCTACATACTTCATAAAACTTTTTATAATCAGATAAACTAAATAAAACATTTTTATTTGTTTTCTCTTCTAACATATTAAAATTTTCTATACTTTGTAATACTCCTGCTAACAATCTAGCTTCCAGTATCTGCATTATATCTCTTTTAGTATCTACTATACTCATTAAACAATCCCTACTTTCTTTTCTAAATCTAAGTAATTTTTCATAAGTTTTTCATCTTTATTTATATTAATTTTAGTTTTATCTGTCTTTAAATATTTAGGGTCAATACTATAAGGCATTAAAAATTGTTTATGTAAATCTTCTTTGTATAGATTTAATAAATAAATTAATTGATTAAAATTACTATTAATATCAGAATTAATAGTATTCCACTCAAAATACAAATCTTTAATATAGTGTAGGAAATATACTCTTTTTGAATAAGTATCTACTTCTTTTTCAAAATCTTTCAATAATTTTTTATTTTTTGAATTTAAGTTTTTTCTATCTCCCTGAATTAACATCTCTAACAAATTTTTATAAATTTCTTCACTTTGAATCTCTTTTAAATTATCTTTCTTTGCTCTAGCCACAAAATACACCACCTTTATTATTTAGTAAATAAGGTAGGTAAATATTTACCTACCTTATATTAGTTATTTATATACTAATCTCTAAAAAGGGAACTCTGAACTATTTATAGTTCCATCTGTATTTGTTGTATTTCCACTTTCTACATTAGTGTTTATCTCAATAGTTTCTCCACTATTTTCAACTTTTTCTTCTACCACTTCTACTGTTGTTTGTTCTGTACTAGGTGGAGGTGCTTGTTTACCTACTTCACTTTGTCTTTTTTTAGCTAATTCTATAGCTTGTTGCATAGAATTTTGTGTAGCAGTTTTAACTGCCGAAGTTGAATTATTACCTGATATATCATGTAAAATAGGATTAGCTACATAATCTAATTTATCAAAAGCTATTAAAGATATATTAATAGTACCTCTTTCTACAGGTATTAATCCTATAGATTTATACTCCTCTTGAAGTTTCTTTTGATAAAGTTCTTCATTATCTTTACTTATAGCTTTAAAGAACACTAATTTACCTTGATTTACATCCGATTCAGTAGGTTCTCTAAATGCTTTTCCACTTTCAAGTTCTATAGTAGCAGGAAGTAAATAATACCCCTCTGTACTTAGATTATCTGCACAATCTTCTCTCATTTTATCTAAAACATATTTCGCAGTATTAAAGTCATCTTTGACTTCTCCATTTAAGAAAACTTCTAAAGGAATTAATCCTTTTTGTTTAAAATATTCATTTTGAGTACCTAAAGGTACAAACATTTCTAATTCTTTATCTAAAGCCATATTTTCTATTTCAGTTTTAGAAAACAATAAGTAGCAATGAGAACTTAATCTATAATCTGTTGTTTTTTGGTCAACATATTCTACTTTTCTAGCTTCTAATCCTAATTGCAGAAATCCTGAATTGTTTACTCTATATCTACTATTTCCATCAACTTTTACTTTTTTACCTTTTAAAGTTTTTAAAGACTCTACAAAAGATTTAACTGTTAAATATGTTTTTGTTTCTTTTTGTCCTTTTATTTCATACTTAATAGCTTTTTTCTTCATTTCTTCTGTAGCATTTTGTTCAGACACTCTTTGTGGTTGTCCATTATCAAAATATTGTAGTTTATCCCATTCATTAGTAAAAAATGGAATAGATACTGTAGATTTTGTAGTTGGGTTTTCTATAACTAAATTAATTATAGAAGTAATATCTGTTTGAACTCCATTATCCATCTTTTTAGGGTGTTCAATTTCTTTTATAACTCCTAATATATCTAATTTACCTACCAATTTACTTTTATCTACTGCCATTACACATCATCTCCTTTTATTTTTAATAAGTAAGACTAAATTTTATAGTCTTACTTATTATAGCATATATTTTTTATTATTGCAAGTATTTTTTTATTATTATTTTTCCTTTGAAGTATCTTCTATTCCATAATATTCATTTCTTTTCTTTATAACATAAGCTAAATCATTATCAATCTCATCTGTTTCAAACATACCCATAGGTGTTTTTACAACAGATTTACTATTATTAGTATTATGTACTTGGAATACATATTGTCCATCTTCATTTAATCTAGCTAAGAGTACCATTTCAAACATACCTTCTAATTTAACTTTTTCATCTATTAATTTTCCTATAGTTCTTATAGATATATTTCCCATTTCATTTATAGTTGCATGAGTTAAAAATGTTACTAAAATATCAGGTCTGTCTGCTAAAACAATATCAGGAATATCTTTAAAAGCTCCATATAAACCTGATGCCATATTACTAAATTTTTCAAAACCTTTTACATTAATAGTTTTCATAAACTCATCTGACATAAAGTAAATAATATCATCTATAATAATATTTTTTACTTTCTTATGTTTATCTTTTTCTAAAATATCTACAACTGCACTTACTAATTCTGTATAATCATTTGGTGTATATACCTTAAACTTATTATCTCCATTTTTAAATGGTAATCTTTTATTAAAACACTTAATGATTACTGTATCACTTGGGCTTAGATTTCTCAAAGAAGAAGAGTTATGTGTTACTATATGATTTTTTGTTAAAAAAGTGTGATAAGGACTATCTACTTCTAAACAAGTCATTGGAACAATATCATCTAATATCTCTATTCTATCTATTCTTACTCTATCATCAAAGTTTACTCTGTCTGTTTTTCTTACTCTGAAAGTTTCCATTCTACTTTGATGTTTTTCAGAACTCCATATCTTTAGATGTGTTTGTATTGATATAGTATACTCAATAGTAGGTTCTTCTATAGTTTTAAATTGTTTATCTTTTCTATATTTTTTTGCTAAACTTACTCTAATACCTAACCCTGAAGCTAAATCTATAAAATCCTCTGCTAATTGTTTAGAGTATGTAGTAAATCTTAATGAACCTTTTTCAGATACACTACCATCTGTATCAAATAATCCTTTTAATAGCTCAAATCTATCTTCTATAGAAGTTCTTAAATATATTTCAGGAATAAATTTAGTTCTTGATTTTACTCCTTCTAATCCTAATTCTCTCAAGTGTTTTATTAAAACTTTTTCTAAATGATTCGCTCTAGCAAATGCCATATTATCTTCATTTGTATATTGTAAAGTATATTGACATTGAGTATATTCATTTTTCTTAAATATTAAATCCTCATATTTAGAAATCAAAGATTTATTTACCGAATCTACTACATCATCTTCAAAATTTGAAAAATATAAGGTAGGAAATTGGCTTAGGCATCCATCCCCTAATAATGCACCTAATAAATAAGGTGGTATTTTTAAATCTTTTTTAGGGTATTCTACAGGTTCTGTAATAGGTAAAAAATATCTATTAGGATTATTGCTATTAAATATTTCTTGTGTAGTTCTAACCACAAATTTATCTACATTGTGATTATTAACACCAACTTTCCATAAATGGTCTTTACAACAGTCTATATACATATTATTTTTTAAATATAATCTATATATTTGTTCTTCGTTTTTATACACATTTATAACCTTTGTAATTTTACCTTGTTCGTCATAGACATAATCTCCTACTTTAGTATCCCCTATTTTTACCCAACCATTAGGAGTAGCCACTAATTCATAATCTGCTAGACGCTTACCTCCTGAACTTTCTCCAATAACTAACATTCTTTCTGCCATACTATCAACTCTCCTTTTCTTTAAATTTTCTCTTTATTTCTCCTAATTTTACTTTAGTTAAACCTACTTTATTATTTATTTTTACTATATGTTTATCTTTAAAATATTTATTTGGATAAGTTACATCATCATCTACAATGACATACATACCCTTATAATTATTTTTATCTAACCATTCTTTAATTTCTAATTCTCTAGTATTTCTTGCTTGACCTGTAACATCTATTACCAAGCTATCTAAAGAATTTACTCTTTTTAACCAAGAATACTCGTGGAATATGGTGTCAAAAAACTCATTAAATTCTTTTGAACCTCCCATACATATTCTCCAACTAGATGATATTACTATTTTTACATTATTTTCTAAACACCATAGTAATAATTGATTAAATACTCCTATATTTTCAAAGCTCCAATCAGTCAATCTAATATTACCATCATAACATTTAATTGGTATATTCAACCCCATACCACTTCTAGTAACAATATTATTTACCACACCATCAAAATCTAAAAATAGTATTTTAGTCATATTTCCACCAATAATCTTTTATTACAAATAGCTTTTCTAATTGAGTATTCGTATCTAATCTTTTATTAATATTCTGTACAATTTCTTTTTCCCATATAGGTATAAAATCTTTAGGTGCTTCATACTCACTAACTACAACAATACATTTTTTAGACATTTCTCTTACTAAATTCCAAAATTTTTCAGTATCAAACTTTTCTTTATTATATTGTTTTGTATTTTTATATGGTGGGTCTATATAGATTAACATATTATTATTCTTCTTTAATTTATCTAAATCATCTAAATTAATATTAAATATATTTTCTATAGTGAGTGTAGCAGTTTTTAATGCTTCTTTTTGGTTTAAAAGATTATTATATCTTTCTCTACCCATATTTCTAGGGTTACCTTTAGCATCTGTTCCTCTTGCATATACACCCCAAAACAATCCACCATAACTAAATAGAAAACCTACATAACCATAATACCAATCTTCATAAGTATTATTTCCTGATAAAAAATCTTGTTTGACTTTCTTGTACTCATTCTCATCTATATGTATGTAGTCTAAGTCATTAAACTTTATCTTATCAAATAAAGCTATTAAATATTTGTTATTATCAAACCCATACTTTTGTACCAGTGTTCTAGCCACCTTCTCATGTTCCTCAGGGGTTAGCGGATTATCTAAAATCCATACACCTTGATACTTTTTAGGGCTAGTCTCCCATACATAGCTAGGCTTGAAATACTTTTCAGGTACTCTTGCCCCGTCAATATCCATGAACACAAGGTAAGTCTCCTGTGCGTTCTCCTTAAGGCGTTTCTTGCCTTTGATAGGTGTAGGACAGATATAGAGCTCAGCCTTTTTCCTCTGTGAGCCTAGGTACTTTTTGAGAGCTTTCAGACTGATTGAGGTTTCCACAAAATCCCTTGCAAATCGCTTCTTGGCAAGCAGTTCAAAGTTTATTAAAGAGAATGGGACTATCCCCTTATTCTC